TGCTACCGTCAGAGCGCCAGTCCCAGAGTTTCTCAGCATCACAAACCAGTTGTTGCCAAGATTACTCACGGTATCCAGAGTCAGCGTACCAGCACCGCCAGTCCACACATACGTCTGTGCGCGGTAAGTAACGTCAGCAGTAGCGCTTGAGCTAAAGGTCGTAACAGGGTGCGACTGATTTAGGGTTACACCAGAGGCCAGCAGGCCATAACCAGCCAACGTACCCGCATCTGCCGAAGAGGAGCCCACACCAAAGGCAATAACGCCCCATGTACCGGCCTCATTTGGGTTTGCCGTGATGTAGATGTACTTCGTCTCACCCGCCGCCACAGAGATGATCGTGCCAGCGTTGTTGAACGTCTTGACCGTGAACGTATTCGAGCCGACGTTGCGAATCAGGGCATCGTTACCTACCGAGGTCTGGTTCGCAGGCGGCATGTACAGCGACAGACCCGAAGTCGTCGCCGTTACGTTCATGATCCGGGCTGCGTAGTCATCCGTTGCGTTGCCGTTAATAGGCCACTGAAGCTGCGTATTCGCAGACAGCGTTACCGCACGGAAAGAAACATCCGTCGGTTGAATGACGGTTCCGGTAAAAGGACTGTTGTAGCTCATGATTAGCTATCCAATGCAACGGCTTGACGGTCACCCATACGCTGGATGTCTTCGGCTTTCAAGACCTGCATGATCTTGTCGTACTGAGCCTGCCACATCGGTATGCGCTCGTCGTTTTTGAGGAACGGCATAGCCTGTAACAGAGTCCCATACAGAAGAGCCTGCGGGGCGTAGATGGTGAACCAGTTAACTTGATTAGACGAATCCAAAGGCTGGATGCGCTCGTAGTACAGCACCTCAAAGGCGTAGTCATCGTCCGGGGTCGGAGCGATCAGCCAGTGGGTGTAGTCGTAATCTGCGTAGTATTTAGGGGCGTCAGTCTGGGTAGGATTAGGCCAGTATTCACGCAGGTACTCGTATTTGCGCAGGAATACAGGCTGTCTGACACCGCCTACGGTAACGTTCATAGAGACCGTCTTGTGCCAGCGTGCAGGCTTATCAATGACCGCCTGATTAGCCACAAGCGTAGACTGCATAGGCGTCAAGTTGCCGAGGAACTTAATCTCAGCAGCGATCACCTGCTCAGCGAGCATGATGAACGTAGGAATCTTTTCGAGTGTTGCTTGGTCGGTACGCTCTAAGTAGCTCGAAATGTCAGCTACCAGTGAGTCATACGTCATTACAGCCGCTGTAGTCATCACCACACCTTTTTCTTGATAGATTCAGGCTGCGGGACGAATTGCTTGCCTTGTTTAGTACCCTCTCTCTTGGCACGGGTCGTAGCACCGTACTCGGCAGGAGTTAATTTTTCTCGGGCTTGTTTCGGCAAATATCGTTCGCCTGTCGCCTTAGAACCTTGTGTGGACGGTTTGCCAGACTTTGTACCCCAGTCTTCTTTTGTCCACTTTGCAAGTGAATTATCTGCCTTTTTGGGGCCTTTGTAACCCCCTCCAGCACCTTTATATTTCTGGGTTGCTAACTGAGCCTTTCTTGCGCTCCATTCCCCCGGATCACCACCCTTGCCAGAGGCTTTCACCGAAGCAACAATCCGCTTCCATTTAGCGGGATCAGACTTAACGGCGCTGCTCATAGCTCTGCCTCACTTGGTCGTATTGGGCGTAGCACTGCTTGAGGGCGACTCTGACTTCGTCGGCTTCTCTAGCGATCCGGACAACCACTTCGCTATCCTCTCGGTAAAGCTCTCGGGCGGTACAGGCACTTGATCCAGCGCCGGAGGGATTGGACACGGTACTGGTTTGGGTGGGGCGCTCCGGCCTGTTGCGCAGGCTGTTAGCCAAAGCGGTATTACGAGCAACCAAATCACGCGTTTCACGGTCTTTCTCCTGTCTTAGCCTATCTGCACCCATCTGAAGCTGCTGCTGCCGCTCTACGGCTTCCTGAAGGGCTTTATTATGGGCTTCCTGCTGCTTTAGGCGCTCCGCATCCCACTCGGCGTATACAGCCGCAGAGCCGTCTTTCTCGCCTTTAAAGTAGCCCCCAGCAGTCGCTATACCGACCGCCAAGACCGCCATCAGGATCATGTAAGGGTTCATTTGGGTGCCGCAAAATAGAGCGCTATCTCATCGTTCCGACGCTTCACCAGACCCGGCAAAACCTTGCCACCACCCTTGGTGAACTTCAGGAACTCCTGCTTCGCACCTTCAAAGTCACCCCGGTTGTGCTTCTGCCGGAGAGTGGATCTCTGGAGGGTGCCTAGCCCAACATTGAATGCAAAGCTGACCAACGCGCCCAAGCGATTTTCGTTAAGATGGTCAGGGCAGTAACGAAGAACACCAGCGATAAAGCGCTGTAGGTCTTTCTCAAGGATCGAATCAACTTCTTCTTTGCTAAATACACGGAAGTCCTCTACTTTGAGTGCGAACTTATCGCGTTGATCGACGGGCATCTTGCCCTGCTCTGGGTACAGCACATGCCCCACACCTATCGTCCACAACCTAGCCGGACACTTGTACGGCTTGTATCGAACACCTTCGTGGTGCTTGATCATTGCAATTGTGGCAACCGGCAGCTTCATTTGCTAGCCTTCGAGTTACCACGGGAACCAAACCACATAGCGATGATCGTACCCAAGAGGGCCATTTCGTCTGCGTCAAACACGATCTCCATGATCTGAATAAACTCACCCACAGAAGTGATTGTGTTGCCATGTATGAAAATCCACAGCATCGTCAACAAGTTGATCAGCACCAGCTCAAGCACAAAGATGAAGGTGACAAACGGGCGGGTAGCCGCAGTCATGTCCTTGACCCACTGGGAAGAGGACTCTAGTAGCTTCTCTTGGTTGTTGTAAATAGCGGCGGTCTGCGCCATGTACTGCTGATGATCTTGCTCATCGTTTTCGCGGACTTCCTCGGTTTTATCTGACGGGGAATAGCCCTTGTCTGTCAGCGCCAACTGCTGGCGCATCTGCATGTGCAGGATGTCTAGCTCGTGCTTCTTGTCCGCACGGTCTTGCAGCAGGTCAAACAGTCTGGGAAAGAGAGCGACTAGGTAGCCACCAAGAGTTGAGATAAGCGTCAGCATGATTGCTCCTTATTTACCGTACATCCGTTCAATCTGAATCTCTTTGCGTAGTTCCCGCATCTTCTTGACTTCATACACCGCAGCATTCGTGGCTATCAGCATGTCGTAGTACATAAAAGCCAATATTGGCATTATGATAAAGAACATCAAAAGTACAGCCATCACTACAACGATCAGTGACCAAGGGACATTTTCATCGTCGCGCTTTTCGTTACCAGCCACATTAGACCCGCCGCCCAAATTAGTATAAATACGACTCCCGAAAACCACGCCACTTTTGCCCTGAGTTCCGCTATTCTTCTTTTGCGTCGCCATCTTGCTATTTGAGCTAACCTCAGTTCCTCTGCGTGGGCTTCTTCCTGCTCGGCAACGATCCGCTGCCACATCTCTTCAAACTTGCTCCACAAGGCACCTAACTCCGGTGGCGCTCGGTATGTCATCGTCTCTCGAATCTCTACCAGCATGGCATCTAATCTCGCCGTAATCAGTATCCGCTTCAACGCCCGCCGCCCGATACTCTCTTCACCCTTGTAGACCTGCTTGGCGTCCAACTGCTCCTTCAAGAACAACTTGCTGATTGCGTCATAGCTGTCCATCAACGCACCCAACTGATTACCGATGTCGGTAAAAACGTCGTTCGGGTCGGCTTTTGCCACCTCTTGCACACGCTGGACTTCTGCGTGGTACTGCTGCTTCTGTGCCGGAGTAGGATCAACGATCTTGTCGTACTGCTGCTTCAGATCATCAATAACGTCTTTTGCTTCTCCGGCTACGCTCTTAATTTCCTTGTACAACTCACAGCCCTTTCGAACTGCGGCGACCGCTGCGTTTGCTGCCGCTAATAAAGTTAGCGGGTCAATTTTTTACTCCGGCTGAGAAGGCCAAGTAATGTCCCAAGGGAACCCCACCTGCGTCGGCACATCACGCAACGCTTGCCGGTAAGTAGCCCATGCAGCTTTATCGACTTGAGAATCTTCCACTTGTGTCCAGTCCGACTCCGAAAGTCTATTGTTGCGGTCGTTGCGAACATTTGTGGCTTGCTCACCATCCCGACGCGCTTTGTATGCAGCTTCTTGCTCTGCTGCCGTACCACTCTCATTGTCCGTAAAGATTGGGCCTAGAACGTATTTGGTGTACCACTTGCCGTCGATCTGCTCAATGCCTGCAAACTGACTGTATTGATAAACAGTGCCGCCAGTTGCCTGTGGGCCTTCAAACACTGACTGAACGCCGTTAGCTTCCATCCACTCCAAAGTAATTGGAAGGCGCACTTTTACTTTTCCGGAAAAATAATCCCGCAGAGCATGGTCTGTCGGGAAATACTCGCCTGTTGCTTCTACTCTGTATCCCATGATGTTTCCTCTGATTAACTGATGGCAAGAAAAATGTATGTTCCACCGTTAGCATTCAATCCTGCTGGTGCTGCTGCCGTGACTTGAAACCCTGTGCTTGCAGTGTCTACATAGTTAGTGTTCGTTACTTCAGCGGCTGTTGAGTTCAAGAACAGGTATGGATCGTTACCGCTTGTAATTCCTCGTGCGCTGTCATACACCCACCAGTCACCCGTTGAGTCAGTCCGCTTGATAAGAACGAACCTAGCACCAGCCGCGAATCCACAGTTAATGGTTTGTAATGCACCCGTGCCTGTATAGCTACCTACTTTGGATACACCGGGGCAAGAAGCGAATAAATAAGCAACGTAGGTTTTTGCGGAACCATTAACACCCACATAGCTACCAAGACTAAAAGTCGTGGATGTCATGTTTGGAGCGCCTGTTAATGTTGCTCCCCAAATGTCATCGCCGCTACTCCCCCACGTTCCTGCTGTGTTTAGGTTGAGGGCATATTGATTTTGTTGTGGTGTTGGAGCAGAAGCCCAAACAACCCAATTTATAGCACTATCTCTACTTTTAACAATTAGTAACTCAGGAGCAACGCCTAAGTTATGACTTTGGGTTTGAGCTGACCCCGTACCCGTATAGCACACCATATCAAAGAAGCCGGGAGCGCGACCAAAAGAGTAAAACACAGCTTGGCTAGTAACAGCATAAAGCCCCGTGTTGTTCCAATTTCTTGTGCCTTGTGATGCTTGTTCAGCAACAGTTGAAGATGTAATTAAGTTATTTGCGTTAGTAACCGAATTTGTGCTTGATACACCCCTGAGTCGGTCATTCACAACTGTATTTTCAGAATAGCCGGGCGTGTAGTTCCACATCCCCAAATCAACTGGAAAACCTGTTGTAAACTGCGTAAAGCCTGTTGGCACATTAGGACTAAACACACTCGTACCACTCGTCGGCGTTTTCATCGGGCCGCGACGGATGGCGATGTAGATGTAGGTTGTGCTAGGGCTATATGGGTTTGTGCCGCCAGTAGGCATACTAAAACCAGTAGCGGTTAAATTAGCCCAACTAAATGTAGATGTTTCTGCATCAGATAAATTTGCAATCAGTCTTGCCCCGTTACTTCCAACAGGAATACCGCGCATATTGTCAACAATCGTCCAGTTGCTTGTTCCAGACGAGGCTTTTATTAAAAGCCATTGAGGTTCATATCCAAGATTGACTGCCGTAAAACTTGAGCCGCCATCAGTCGTAAACGACCCACAGCTAATCACATTGTCCGTACCAGTCAGGCCAAAACCACCTGCGTCGTGGGCGAATAGGTAGGCGACGTAGGTACCGCCATTCACATTCATCGAAGCTGGCGCACCACTTTCAATAGAAAACACAGTTGAATTTATCGGTGTTGAAAATGCCGTTCCACTCGCCGCTGCGGTACTGTTTAAACGAATGTAACCACCTGAAACGCCAAGACTTCTGTGGTAACAAGACCAATCACCGGTAGCGTCCATACGCTTAACAATAATGAAACCGGGAGTTGACCCAAGATTATGTGAAATGCTGCGAACAGAAGTTCCATCCCCCGTATACGTCACCACATCAAAGAACTTGGCTTGCTCGCGGAATGTCCATGAGACGTAAGTGTCGCCAGAACCGTTTATTGCGGTGGAGCTTTGAGTAATAGAAAAGCCGTTTGAATTAAAAGCAGTAAGCCCATCTAAAGCGCGTGATGCATTTGTGCTATTTGTTTCCAGTGTATAACCAACACCTCTTGAGGTATCGTATAACCAATGGCTATCTGCCTTATTTCTGACCTTAAACCAAACCAACCCACCCTTACCGGACAAATCAATGTTATTCGTGATCGTCTGTGTAGAGCCGTTACCTGTGTACAGATACGTCGAGAAAAGATTCTCTATAAACAAAGATGGGTCTACACTCCCAGCAGTAGGCCATAGGTTCTGCTTATCCCAGTAGGCTTGTTGATCAAGCGTCCATACGCCGGGAGCAGAACTGTTCTGATATGGGCCAGTAGGTGCTACTGCCACCGGGCGAATAATTCCAGCATTCCATTTGGAGATTCCCACAGCTACACCTCAATTCAAAAATTGTTTGAGCATTGTTCTTATTTGCGTTGCAATTTCATCTGCATGATGGCTAGGAAAGCAAGAGTCAAACTTCTCCGTAATCCGTACATCGTAACGCTCAGGAGGAACAAACAGCCTGTTCGTATCCTCAAACCTACCCTCTTTGATTCGGTCTACCCAAATCGTAAAGTCAGCACCAAAAGCAGCTCTCGTTTCTGGTGTAGGGCAAACAAAATCAGCTATTACTACCGCACCCCATCGACTTGCTATGTCACACAATACACCCATACGCCGCGCTTGCTCTAGCCTGTCCTCAACGCTAAATCCCAAATCCTTGTTGATTTCTCTGCGAACCTCGTCAGCGTTAAAGTGAACACACTGCAACTCCCTCGCCAAAGCATCCGCTAGTGTTGTTTTGCCAGCACCCGGCAAACCACAAATCAACACCTTCATCCTTTAACTTTATACAAACTCTTTACAGAAAAGTCCGGCGTTTCTTTCCTCCAGAACTCTTTGCCAGCGTACTTGTCCCAAACGGACTTTGGCAGAATAGAAGGACGCTCTTCCCAAGTTACTTTTCTGCGAACCGTATGCAAGCTCTTCATATTCAAGGCTTGGTCATACACTTCGTTCTCATATTCAACATTGTCGAAGTCGTGGTCAAAGTAGGGCTTACCAAGGAAGTCGTACACCTTACGCATACTCTCTTCTGGGTTCTTACACAGCCCCTCGTACTCCATCAGGAAAATCATGTCTGGGTTTAGCAACAGACCCTCTTCCAAGAAGTAGTACGGCTTCACAACCTGACCTTCCTTTTTTACATCCATCAGCGCATCACACCGAGTGGTGACTGTCTGACTAGCTTCATCATCAGTCAGCGTGGCGTTGTACAACGTATTCTTGGCGGCTATCCGCTCAAACGAATCAAGTATCCAAGGCAGATCACGCACACAGCAAATAATCTTCGTCTGCGGATACAGCGCCTTCAGTAAGGCTGTCTTTGCAGTCCAACCACGGCTTGTGTCGAACACCGTCTTAGGCTCAACAGCCTCGTAATAAGCATTAAATAACGACCTCAGAATGCCCTTACGACGCTCTTCATCAATCAAATGGTTGCTCTCACTGCCTGTAATGACGTTAATGGTTGACCCAACCAATCCCTGTACAGGCGACGATATGTCTGCATAGAACTCAGGGTTCTGACGCAAAATGGCTGACAGCAGGGTAGACCCCGACCTCGGTAGCCCAGAGATGAAGAAAAACTCTTTCACGCCTGTGGAACCCAGCTAAGTGACGCCTCATCCCACTGATACCGCACATTGCCGCCGTTCATAATTGCGTCTACAGGACGGGCTACAGGGGCGCTCCAACTCATCGTATCTAAGTACCCTATCCATGACGGGTAAGGCTTCGTAGCTTCATGCTCTGCCACTCTACGCTCGTTCCAGACGGCTTCTGTTAGGACTTCCAGCACTCCAGCAACGGTAGTGTCGGCATCATCATCACAGGTGCCGTAATACTTGGGCGCACGGAGGTAAGTGCCATCGGAGGCAAGCTCTACAGGCCATGTAGACTTGTCTTGCCAAATGATCTTCAAACCCTTTACATCAGGCATAGATGGGCCTGTACGCTGCGGCTCTACCGTGCAAGGAATCTTGGTTGCTGCATCAACTTCTGTGACTACGATGTGCATCGTTATTCTCCTTAAACTGCTACTCGGCGTATTGCTCTAACACGCTTCGTGTATGTCTTACCGCCATTAAACTGTTGTCCGTAAGTAAATGCCTGATACGCTGCATAAAAAGTAGAGGTTTCCGTACTAGACCAATAAGAATTTCCTGAGATAGAGTTAAAAGCCTCAGCCCCGCCAGATTGAAATGCTGCCGCAGAAGTCTGCGCGGGAGTTCCAGAGGTGTAATTACTGGCTCTAGCTGGTACTGCATTTGCATTTATGCCAGATGAGGTATTGTTGCCTGATGTCGTAGGCTTTAAATTGTAATAACAAATTTCTAATTCATTCTTGGCTGGCATATACCAGTCACTAAACCCACCAATCACCAAATCATTACAGAAGTGCGCCGCTGGATAAACAGTAGCACTACCATCAGCCACCATATCAGCTGTGTTCTGTGGGCCATCAATAACACTATCCGCACCCGGAGTGGCGGAACTTGCGTTTTTCCATTGCCTACTGGAATTTTCAGCAGATGCTACGGGGCCGACAATAATATAGTGAGTGGCGGTGCCCCCTACCCCTATCTGCCCTGCGTAATACCCTCCGCCGAAAGCCTGACCAATGACTAATTGCACGGGCCAATTGTTAGCGGCCTTCGCCTGTAGTTGCTGCTGTAAAGTCCAAACACCTGAATAATTCGGCATGATGTTTCCCTTAAACTGCTACGCGGCGAACGGCGCGGACACGAATTAAATTGGTTTTATAACCATTCGGGTTTTGAAAACCATCACTGAATCGCTGATACCAAGCGTAACTAGCAGCAGACTGTGTACTAGCCCAATAACTCCCACCAGCCATGTTTTCAGCACCACTCGGAGATTGGAACGCAGCCGCAGAGGTTTGTGCGGGTGTTCCACCGGTGTAATTACTACCCCTGCTCGGAACAGCGTTGGTGTTGGTTCCGCTAGATGTATTGTTTGTTGCTGCTGTTGGTTTTAGGTTGTAGTAACAAATTTCCAATTCATTTACAGCGGGCATGTACCAATCGCTAAACCCACCAATGGTAAGCCCTTCACAGAATTGAGCGGCTGGATGACTAGCATCGTTCATGTTCGAACTATTTGTCGGCCCATCAATAACCGATGATGTACCGGAAGTGCTACCCGGAGTTATTTTCCAGCGGAGCGATGAGTTATAAGCAGAAGCAATAGGGCCAACCACAAGGTTAAAATCGGCTATACCATTGCCAGCAGTTGATATTTGTCCAGCGTAATAACCCCCACCATAAGCCTCACCAATAGCGGGAATGGGAGTTACAGAATTACTTGCTACGCTTGACGCACTAGGGCCAAATGAATTTACAGCAACAACAGTTATAGTGTATGCAACACTTGTTGTAAGCCCAGTAACGATAATTGGAGAAGACGAGCCAGTTGCACTAATCGTCGTGCCATCAGATGTTCTTCTTGCAGTAGCTATATAACCAGTAATGGCTCCACCACCCACATTAGATGGTGCGGTGAACGTCACAGACACCGAAGTTGAGGAAGCAGACGTAGCCGTGCCAATCGTAGGCGCATTAGGCACCTGCAACGGGTTATAAAACGCGGAGACAAACCCTGCTATATAGCGTATTGACATGGCTATTGCCTCTACGAATTGATCTCTTCCCAGCTTGTCGTGACAACTAAGTCACTCGCTGAACCTGCCGTGGCTCCAATCGACTCATTCTCTTTCAAGTAAAGCGCTGTAGTCTTGTCCAGAACAATCAGGGTCGCATCAGCAGGAACCGACACGGTGGAGACAATTGGGAATGCCGATCCACCCAAAGCTGCTGCGCTGTACTTGTTGATGGTGATGTCCGCAGCGTTTGTGCCGTCTACGTTAGCAACCATGATCATGTTGATCTTGTAGACCTTACCGCTAGATGCGGCATTGCTCACAAGACTGGTAGCACCGGTAGTCGTAAGTGAAACACTAGAATTTTCGCCATAAATAGCGGCGACGTTAACAATATTTGGATTTGCCACGATTTACTCCTTATAGTCCGAAGATCATTGCGAAAGCGATGGACTGGCCTTTAGATACACCCGATGGCGCGGGTGCAGTAGATGTCCAAGTCGTGCCGTTAGAAGTCAACACGTTGCCATTCGTTCCCGGAGCAACGAACTGAACCGCGCTTGTACCATTACCTAGAACGACGTTGTTTGATGTCAGCGACGTCTGACCTGTCCCGCCTTGCGCCACCGTGACAGTTGCTGCCTGCTTGACTAGCTTGCCCGTCGTTCCGTCAAACGCCACTAGCGCGTCAGCGGTCGCCGAAGCAGGGCCTACAACATCTCCAGAGGCTCCAGACGCAGAAGCTAGTAGCGTGACAACCCCTGAAGAGTTCTCACAGTACAACTTCATGTCGTTGATGTTCAGCGCTAATTCACCGGGCGACAGATTGCCTGCTGTAGGCACCGCAGAGGCGGTTGTGCTGTGATAAGTAACAATTGGAGTAAAGCCTGCCTGTGCCATTAGAATGTACCTCCAGAGATCCCAGCCGTCGCTACGACCGTTCCCGTTGTCAAAGTATTAGTAGAAGGGTTATACGTCATGTCGGAATCTACGCACACGCCATTACTACCCGAAGTGGCTGGCATAAACGCCATGTAATAAGTAGCGTTTGCAGTGACCGCCGTGGTCGTAACATTCGCCGCATTTCCTACATCTAGCGTCGATTGGGCTACATAAGCGGGTGCCGCAAGTCCTGCTGCCAACACATACCCATTAGTGCCTAGCCCTAACTTAGATAGTGTCGCTGTTCCGCTGGCATAAATAATATCCCCAGCAGCGTAGGAAGTCAGCCCTGTGCCGCCGTAAGCAACGCCTATCGTGGTGGCGTTCCAAGTTCCCGCAGTCAGCGTACCAACCCCAGTGATCCCGGTATATGAACCGCTGATACGCGCCGAATCAACCGTGCCAGACGTAATCTGGTTTGCGTCAATCGCAATCGAAGTATTGACCGCGGTGGTGATCTGCCCTTGAGCATTTACCCCAATAACTGGAACCTGCGATGCCGACCCATAAGTCGCTGCACCAACTCCAGTTGTCGCAATATTGAAGGTGTACGCAGGCGACTCGTTCAAGCCTGTGCCTGCGCTGTAAGTCAGCGGCGCACCGAACTGGCTGAAGACGATCCCTGTAGTGCCTACAATGATAGGCAGGGGTGTCTGCTGTACCCACGAGGTATTCGCGTTTGCAGTACCCGAAGTAATCAGGAAGAAGTCACCCTGATCGATCTGGTCAACCCCTGTTCCTGATGTATCAAAGTCAGTCGCACGGATCAGAATAAAAGGTAATCCAGCATCGCCAGCCTGAGATAGCGTATAGACACCGTTCTCAAGCGTTGCCGCCTGATTTTTGATCAGTATCCGAGTACCGTTATCCGCAGGCGAAGTGAACGTATAGCCATCAACCGTCAATGCACCGTTAGCATTTGCAGTCAGCGTCGCACCCACACCGCCTGTGCCGTTCGCATAGGTAACCGCAGGCAGCGCTGTGGTCGTTGCGTATTTGCAGGACTGGTGGAAGTTGATGCCCGAGGCTATCGAATCGGCGTAGGTCTTATTGACGATGTCGTTGCCAGTAGACGGTGGAGTGGTAATCGTCCCAGAAGTCATTGCGACCGACGTAAACGTACCAGCCGCAGGCGTCGTGCCGCCTATTGTCGCGCCATCTATTGCGCCACCCGTGATTGCAACCGATGAGGCCGCTTGGGTAGACATCGTGCCAAGACCTGTGATGTCGGTATTCGGGATCGTGGCGCTTGCCGTTAGAGCGCTTGACCCAGTGCCTTTGACGTAACCCGTCAAACTATTAGCTCCGGTGCCGCCATTTGCAACTGCAAGTGTGCCACCCAGTGTCAGCGTTCCGCTTGCGGTGATCGGGCCACCAGAGAAAGTCATCCCTGTAGTGCCACCAGAGGCATTTACCGAAGTAACCGTACCAGCGCCTGCAAGTGCACCCCAGACAAAGGCTGAGCCATTCCACCGCAGATAAGTGTCGGTAACCGTTGGCGCAGATACAAAATCAGTTGTGTTTACAGCGCTCTGATACAGAAGCTGATTCGGGCTACCGCCGAGGATATTCGCTACAGCCGTCACGGTAACGTCTGTTGCCGAAGTGATACGGCCTGTGGCGTCTACCGTAATCTGGGCGACTTGACTGCCCGAGCCATAAGTTCCCGGCGATACCCCCGTGACATCTAAGCTGATCGTCGGGTTACCAGACAGGCCGTTGCCATTAGTGACAACAATCTCGCCAGCCGTGCCAGCAATCTGTACTGAGCCAACGCTTGAGCCGTTTTGAAGGGTCAGAAGACCAGACCCAGCAAGGCCATTTATAGAGCCTACAGCGCCCGTTAGAGAAATTACAGGGTTACCTGCCACCCCATCACCATTCGTGACCGCAACGCCCGTTCCAGAGCCTGTAAGCGTCCTTCCTACAACCGTATTGCCGCTGGTCTTGGCAATCATCCCATTAGTGGACGTTTCAAGGCTTCCAGAAGCCCCGTTCAGGATGATTGAGATCGTACCCAGAGCGCCCGTATCCGTCAGCCCTACGCCCGTACCACCCTGCAATCTGCGGGAGTTAGGTAACGTAGACTCGGCGTTAACAGTAATGAACGTCTGCTGTTGGGTTGGCGAATTAGCAATTGCCGCGACGGTCGTCTGTACCGTCTGCCCGTTCTGGCTAATCGGCACCGACTCCGTGCCAGTCAACGACTGGGCGGCGGGGAGTTGTGTGATCGTTACTTGCGCCAAGATTTTCCCCTACGTTGTGCTAATCACATCCAGATTACCGTTGTTCTCTGGATCATCTGTGTTTTGATTAGTCGATAGTACAAACCCAGTTGTTGTAATAATATCATTCGGATCGACTGCAATATTCGCATCAGGCCGAGGAAATCTAATAGTGATACGTTCGGTCTTTCTTGCAGGCAAACGATACGGGTCAAACTGGTCTTTGCAGTTTTGGCTGCATACCATCAGACCCGGAAAGTTAGGGTCTTTCGATAAATCAGCGTGCGGACGCTTCATGCGACACCTATCGCATACTGCAATTGCAATATCCGAATAACCTCTAGTGTCTAAGAAGACCGGCATAGTTACCTAGAATAAACAGAAATATTCGGCGCGAGGTACACAGGCGACTTGTCGCGCTCTTCAGCCTGAGCCAAACCTAAGTATTTCTCAGCCTGCATCTCTAAATACTGAATCCGCTGCATATCAATACCCGGCAGCTCCATCGACATCTGATGCGCCAGCATGTTCTGAATCGCCAAGTACCAGCGGTCAGGGATCTCTAGCTGCCCATCTAAGGCACCCACATCCATGATCTGACGCGAGTAGTACACAACGATCTGAACAAACGGATCGCTTGGCACAGGCCATAAGTTGATCTCAGCTCGGGGAATAGTACGGTTGAACCAGAATTGATACGGCTGGTTCGCAGTAAAGTTCTTGTTTGGCAGCGAGACATAGTCATCGCGGTTTAGACGCGCCATCGGGACTTCTCGGCTGTTATTGCCGACGTAGAACTCACGAACCTGCAACGTGTTACCGCCGGTCTCGCGCATACGGTAATACTGCTTACTAGCACCCGGATCAATCTGATACCAGAGCCACTCGTTATCGACCCAAGTTTCTACTCCGGTGTCTTCGAGTAACGTCCACGTTGAACCATCACTGGAGGTTTCAAAAAGGATGTGAAAACTTCCTGACACTCCCGGAAGAATACCAATAGAGCCAGCGTACACAGGGTTATTAGTGCCATAGTTCACCGAAATGTTGCCGTTAGGGGATGTTTGCACGCAAACAGTGTTGATGTTGCTGTCAAAAGCGTTGGCTGCTATGCCAGAAGACGCAGAATAGCTGCCAGAAGGGCGCTCCATCGTGCGATAGTTGGCATTTAGGACGTCAATACCGCCTACAGGCAGGTAATAAATGTACTGATCGGCCTTCAGACCGATAACTTCTTGCCCAATAGCCCAATAATTGATGCCAATGTTGGCTAGATTGGACAGAAGATAGAAAAGAGACTGCTTGGCAGAGTAAATTTGCTCGGAAGTCAGCTCTTCAGCCAACTTACCAGAGCGTCGGGCTCCGTGGTCGATCAAATCCTGTACTTGGATGACAGTCTGACCGATAGTTCCAGAGTAAGCCATGTGCTTTCCTTACCATGCAGGCGATTTTTTGGACTTCGTAGCCGTTGAAATCTTTGATTTCAGCATCTTTGGCTTGCCGCCCTTTTTCATGCCATCCAATTCAGACAATGCTGATCTTCTTCGTTCTTCCATCGAAGGACGATTAACACCTTTTAGCGTTCTTGACCGCGTGGCAAAGCTTTCCAAATCCTCTAATCCGGGCGTTGGCTGTTCTTTTATTTTACGAATAGCCTCAGATGAATCAGCATTTGCTCTGTCATATTGTTCTTTGCTAACTTCTTGATTGTTAACGAAATATTTGCCGTTTACAATTCTGCCAACTGTTAACTCAGGAACTGTTTCGCCCTTAGCGCGACGCGCCTCAAGTTCACGAACATATTCTCTTAAATCCGCCATATCATTCTCCTACCAACCGGGACAGTTCCAACGCTTCATTGAAGCACGCGCTCGACTACCTTTTTCACTCTTCTCAGCAGTAGGCCCCATACGCGCACAAAAGGAGTCTCTGCGCTTACCCCCCTCAGGCTGCGGAGCCTTCAAATCGCTACCAGTCTCACGGTTGTACTTTGCTCGACCCTTAGCTGTCAATCCAGCACCCTGCTCTGCAGGCAACTTCTCACCGCGACCAATAGCTAAAGATACGCCACCATTTTTTTTAGCCTCTGGCAGCTTAGCGTAAGCCTTCTTGCCGACATTCGACTTCGTAAACTCTTTAGCCACATCCTCAGAGATGCCAACCTTCTTGGCAATCTTTGGGTTGTATTCAGCCGCCTTCATCAGACGGAACTGGGCTTTAGATTTGGCTGGCATCACGCCACCTGCTGTATTGAAACAATTACGGATGGGATTGCTGGGTGTAGCGCCGTTGAGGGCAGATGCTCCATAGTTACCGCTGCGTCGCTCTTCAACCAATAGATTTCCACATAGTCGCTTGAGTTCAAATCAAGGAAAATGTTCCAAGCTGCCACCATGTAACCAAAAATGTTACTGGTCTTTCTTGCTGGAATCGTCACAATAGTTGCTGAATTAGGCAAGTCAACGCCATTAACTTTGAACCAGATCGTTACTTCCTGCTGAGCATTTTCAGTATTTTTAAACTGACTGCTAAACTGCAGGTCATAGATACCAGTGTTCGGCACCGTAATCTCGCTGTTATTGACTAAAGTAATTGAGTCAGCAATGTCTTGCGTGTTAAAGGTCATCGCCACGCCAGCAACCGTACTGCCCGTTTGATCAGTGCTGTCGCTCCAAGCACCGTACGCACGGTTATAGGCGATCACGTCTGCGATGGTTGTCTTCCTGTTATTACCGCTCTGAACAATCGGAACCAGCTCCGTACCATCTAATGGCAGAGCGGCTGCTGTCATTGCTGAAATTTTGGTATCTGCCATTTAAGACTCCAACTCAATCTTGTCATCGTTCTCTTGCAGAACGTAACCAGAACTTTCCATCAGAATGTAGAACGGCCCCGCAGCTACCGGCCCTCGAACAATCACCGACTGTCCACCTACGTCACTGCCGTTACCAGCGCTGGCGTCAGCAACAACTCCCGTGCCAACTCCCGGAAAGGTGTTAGCGAAGTTCGCTACTTCTTCAAAGCCAACGCCGCCAGCCATTACGCAATACCAGCTTGAATCAACTTCAGCGTGACTGTGCCATCGCCAGAATTCATCGTCACACGAATTGCTGTTACTGGGAAGGCATAGTTGCCATCAGCATTAGCAATCTGCGCTGCTACCGTAGGATGAGGGAACCAAGTCGTAAAACCTATCGCAGGGTCGTCAAAAGTGTGCTGCACCGTGTAATCAACTGTGCCAGACTTTACAACGCCGAAACCCACGTTGAACGGGGTAGAGTTTAAGTTCATGACTATCGGGCTGCTTGATCCAACACCTGTTTTGGATACTGTCTGCAATTTCATATCAAAGCCCCATAAATGACAGGGAGCCGAAGCTCCCCGCCGTTCTTAACAAGCACCGCCGTAGCGCTTTTTAGTCGGAGTTACTGTCCGGCTTACTTCGCGCTCAGTAGTTGTCACCGAGCCAGAACCTTTTAGACCCTGCTTAACTGCCTCATAGCCCTTTTTCAGGCGCTCTGGCAGACTTTTAATGGCGTCTAGGGGGTTCTTTAACGCATTCAACATGGCTTCGCGGTCAGCTTCATTTTCAGCTTTTTCGTCCGCATAAAACCTGTTGTAAGCCTCAGATTGCTCTTTGTCAGACACTCCACCTTCTGCGTATTTCTTTACTTTGCCACCCTTTTTATAGGTGCCAGACAGTTGGTTGATGCTGACAGGGGTGGGCGGCTTTTTGTACCCTTGAGGCATCTTTTCAGCCTTCCCAGAGTCGTTTACCGATCCACCCCTAGCAAACTTTTTTAGGGCACCGCCCTTCTTAAAACCACCCGCATTGCCCTTACGGACTTCGCCAGTCTTAGTATTAGTGACGCCCGGAGATGAGCTGCTGACGTTACCTTCAACGCCGCCACCCTTGGCGTAACCAGCTAGACCGCCTTTTTTGTAGCCACCGCCGTTGCCCATCTTCACATCACCTGTTTTAGCAGGCGAACGATCAGGCTTGGCTGTGTGCATCTTGGTCTCGGTATAGCCCTCAGCGCCCTTTTTAGAAGCGCTGACAGGAATGACGCTGCCGCCATCCTTGTAGCCACCTTGACCCATAGCAACGCCACCAGTCTTCAGGCCTTTGTGTGCCTTAGATGCTGGCATATCAGCGTGCTTCTCTAGTGCAGATCCACCGTCTTTCATAGGACGACGCATCTTCATTGCTTTGCGACGCATTGCCATCGAAGGAGCAGCGGGAGCTGCGCCACCAACTGGCCCCGGAGGTAGACCAGCACGATCCATAGCAGGAGGCATACCGCCCATTGCCATTTTCTTGTGGCCTGACTCGTCTTTAGATTTCATCTTGGGCATAGCAACATGCCCACCCTTTTTGAGCTTTAGCTCGATGCTAGGCTCTGTGGTCATCATTTTGACCATCGGTTTGAACTGACCCATGACGATCTCCTTAAACCTTTTGGGCGTAAATCACGGTCAAGCGGAAAGTGCCTTGAGTAGCGACGGTGCCATCTGGGTCAATGGTAATTACAACGCTCTGGTTAGTGCCGATGTCAGACATCGAAGTCAACTGAGCCGCTGTAAATGCCAGTGCGGTTCTTCCTACCAAAGTTACATCAGTAGCAGACAGGTACTGAGTACCAGCCGCTGCAGTGCCAATGGTCGCATCCACTTTAGTTGCAGTACCGAATGACGGAACTGTAACCATATCGATAATAAAATCGATAATTTGCGAAGATGCTGGAAGGGTGATGGTTGCGGAAACTGCTGTACCAGCCGCTATCGTAGTGGCAGTAGTGGTCTGAGTCATGACGACGAAGCCGCCATCAACCGTATCGGTCAGCGTGCCTGAACCAGCGCGGAGCGTCGAACCAAAATAGGTTTGCATTTCATTTCTCCTATTAGGAGGGGAGCCGAAGCTCCCCGATTGGTTTAGACGCCCGGCGTGCCGTACATGGCACGAGGATCAGTAAAGCCAACGTCGTAACGCTCAGTCGCCTTGTAGCGCATTGAGTCAGTTTCGAAGTCACCTTCCATCGTCTTCTCCAGACCACGACGCATCATCAGCTTCATGCCTTCAGGGGCATCAGTCTGAACCCACCAAGCAGTCGAAGAAGTCAGACGCGACAGAACTGCAGCGCCTTCGTCCAGCAGACCAATCGACTTGATTGGGTTAACGTCATTGTTCGCGTTACCCGAACGCAGCACCGACTTCAGCAGAACTTCTGCTTGGAAGATGTTGCCCGGAGCAACGACGAGCTGACGAGGAACCAGACGGATCTTCTTGCCGTTGTTGTCAACTGCCTGACGAATCTGGATCAGCATCTGTTCCAGAGAAGTCTGCGACAGGTTTGCAGCAGCGGTCAGCAGGTTGCTGAATGTGCCGTTGACAATCGGGTGCGAAGCCGAGTTCAGTTGAACGCCGTCACCGCCGGGATAGGCCGAGTTGAACGCACGGTTCAGCACGTTCGCAGACAGCGTCTCTTTGGTTTCGATCAGCGACTGCGCCAAGTGTTTGGCATAGACTTGACCGATACGGATGTGATCGCCGTCTTCTACCAGCACTTTGGTCAGAGCAAATGCCAGACCGAATACCGAGTAGACATAGCGCTTCAGGAACAGCACGCCACCCTGCTGATAGGTCACCGGAGTGCCATCAGGCAGTTGCGGAGCAGCGCCGAAACCATACAGCACTGGCTCTTCGTGGTAGTTACGAGGGATACCTTCTTGCTCACGGAATACGCGAGACCATTCATCAGTACGCTGATCGTAGACACCGTCGAAACATTCGTTCAGGATAGGTTCGACAATGCTACGAAAGTCGGTACTTCTCATTGGGGCTGCCATGATTCAGTCCCTCCTTTAAATTGCGTTGATCGACGCAACGTACTGACTGAGAGCAATCTGTACTTGCACGATAGGAAAGCCATCACCCCAAGCATTGTCCGGATACGGAGCAAGATTGATGACGCGCAGTTGGTTTGTAGCGCCAGTACCAGCACCAGAGGTACTCATAGAGGCCGACGACAAACCAGTCGAGGACGAACCAGCAGTCGGGCTGCTAACGTCGAACTGATCACCAATAGCGTTCTGGTTTAGGTTGCCAGCAGCTTGGATTTCATAAACGATGTTAGGGTCTTGGTAGTAATACGCAATGACCGAACCAACTTGGAAAGACTCGTTTGCAGGCCAGAAGTTCGAGACACGACGGCGACCCGTTGCGTCAGTCCACTCTACGCCAGCAAATGCGCCGAGGAAAGCCTCGGTGCTAGAGATGTTTTCAATATAGCCAGCCGTATTCATCTTCACGGGCGCACCCTTGAAAATGTTCGAAGCATAGCCGAGCGATGTGTTTCCACTGGTGGAAACGGTTTCGATACCGTTTGCCAGAGCAACTGCACGATCCAGACCGGAAGGATGGAATGCAGGGCGCAGGCCAAACGGAGCAGCAGCAACAGTCATGATTCACTCCATTAGGTTTCAAAACCTACCCATGAAAAATAGGGGCAGGCATTGGTTTGTCAATTTGCTCCAACCCGTCACCTTCAACTTGACCGAGAGATCTACCTCGGCTATCGCGTCCAACCTGAGACTCCGCTTGTACCTTGATCTTATTCGCTTCTTCCAACGGTTGATCGTGGTGGAAGTGCGCCATAATGTCTTGGTAAGTTTCCATAGGAATCTTAAACAGCAGCATCTCATTGCACGCGACATAACCGCTATGTTCGCCAGCCTTTACGCGCCAATTCTCGTAACCTTTGACTTCATCCGCCATTACTGGGGTGTAGCCAAGGCGCAAGCGCTTATCGATGCTGTCGTAACTATTGGTTGTTGAAAGCCAACAGACATGCCATCCGGGCAGGTCAGGGGCTGGCGGCAATGCGCTTTGTACCCATTCGTCCTTCCACATCTTGCGACGTTCTTCGGCGGATACAAACATTTCCTCCGGTGCCTCTCGACTTGAGTCAAGACTAGCGCGGGATTCGCGCCCACCAGTAGTGAGGGATTTCTTTAAACGACTGTCCATAATTAGCTCCTTTGTCCGTTTTTGCGTGCTTCAACTGCGTAGCGCCGTATCATGCGAGCCCGTTTTTCAGGGTTGTCCCACATGCCAGCCTCTTTCATCGCCCGGACTTGGTCTGGGTTCAGTGTGAAGGTACTCTTACCACCACTTGAGACTGCTTCGCGCCCTCCACCAGTCACAACACTTCTCGGACGGCTTTTCTGGGGTCGTTCGTATGCGACATCAGTATAACGATGTGGTAGCACTTTTGACAAGCGCTTGTCAAGCTCGTCCCAATATTCTTCTGTCTTGGGATTCCAGCCTTCTTCAGCCAAAGCCTGATCGACAGCCAGCGCGATCTTTGAGTCGGTATTCGAGCCCATAGGGTCGTACCAATCGCCGTGGCTTTCCATCCATTCTTTAGCGTGACGCTGCATCTGCGGGTCTTGCTGAATCGGCTGCTGTTGCGGCTCTTGCACCGAGCGGCGCTTGAACTGCTCCAACGCCTCAGCCTGCCGACGAGCCTCATACACCATCTCTTCGGCTGCAGTCAGCAAGTCACCATCACCAGCTTCAGCGGCTTCTTTCATCTTCGCCTTGCCGTACTGGATGCGCATCTTCTGGTCTTCAATAGCCTTGTCAATCCGAGCTAGATCGGAACCTGTCTGCTTGCGCTCCAGAGCGGATAAGCGCTCCATCAGCTCGCCGTTCTGACGCTGCAGGTTTTGCAGGCGAACGTCTTTCTCAGCGGAAACCTGCTTGTGGTATTCCTTACGCGCTTTACGCTTGGCACGGCGTGCCGAACGCATAGCCTCCGCTTCTGGGTCTACAGCACCGCCTTCAGCTATCTCAGCCGCCGCAGCAGCGTCATCAGCCTCGTCAGAGCCATCATCTTGAGACTCCGCCTGTTGCGGGATCTCCTCATCTGCCAAGTCCGCAGGAAGATCAATAACCGCCGATCCGTCGCTTGCTTCTTTGACAATAATCTCGTCTTTGTTCTCACTCATACGAAAGCCCTCACGGACAGAGGATTGCCTAGCACTTTGGCAATTACCTCATGATCATTGAACACAGCAAAAAGCGCGGGATCTTCATCTGGCTCGCTCTCAACGAGAACTTCCCAGCGATCACCGCCCCACTTAGGGACGCGAATAAAGTCACCCACATCGCACCACGAGCCCTCAGGCCACGGTTCCATTGTGTCGCGCTTCTTGAAGGCCAAAGGGCCTACAGCGATTACCTTAGCCACCATGTTCTGCCACTTCTCGGTCTCCTTCGTCTCTTCGACTAGGATGATCCCCGCAGAAGTTGCCTTCTTTTTGGCACGGCGTAACTGAACTAAGATTCTTGCTCCAAGAGGTTTGGCACCGGGATCAACCGTGGGAAAAGCCCACTCGATTTCAGCTTCGTCAAAAGCTACCGGTTCACTCATCTTCATCTTTTTCCTTTAGTAAATCGTTAATGATGTCCAAGGCATCTTGTAAGCCTTGGTGATTACCGACGAGCCTTTGGTACGCCTCCCAAGTCGGAGCATGTCCTTGTGCAAGACTTCTCTGGATCTTGGATTGCTCGTCTTTCAGCGCATCAATCAGATCGGACACATACCTCATGCGTTCGACTTGTCGATGCCCTTACCGCCGAAGTTACCGTGGTCGCTGTTGGCCTCTGGCATCGTCGCAGAGCCTTGCTCTTTTAACGTCTCACCAGTTACCCACGCTCCCGCAGCCATACGCTGATGTTGCTTTACCAGCTCTGACTGTTGATCCTTATCGGTTATAGCCATTACAGCCTCCCTAAAGTACGTTGTGCTGCTTGTTGCAGCGAGATAGCAGTGTCTTCCTGCTCCTTACGCAGCCGGTCTGCATCGAAACTAATCTTTGCAGTGGCAATACGTTCTTTTGTGAGGTTGTCCTCAGCATTCTTTGCAATGTCGATCTGTTGCTCATCCTTCTTCAGAGCAATGTCGGCCTGATCTCTAGCCGCACGACGCTGTGTTTCAGCCAGCGACGACTCCAGTACAGCCTGAGCCTGCGGATCAGCCAACAACCGCTTCTGCATCTCGGCCTGCGCCTGCGTCATCTGCTGCAACTGCTGGCTCAACTGTTGCAACACCGGCAATACCTGCTCGAACACCTGCTGGCTGTCCATAGCAACGTGCTGAGAAGCCACCGCCACAGTCCGATCAATCTCTTTAGGCGCATCAATCTCTGCGTACTTCTGCAGGTTGATCTGCGTGCCAGATGTTGCATATTGATTAATCTGGTTCGTGTACCAGAGCATCATGTGCTGCTTGCAATGCTCAATAACCTGCGGGATGAACTTCTGAGCAAACAGCGGGTTGGAGCCAAAGATCGGGTCTTTCGCAAAATCCAAATGCGTTTGGAGGTGCGCTAGGTGGTCTTGGCGGGGATAAGCGAACGCAGGCTTACCAAGTGCCATCGCAGCGTTTTCGTCGCTTGCAGCGGCCTCTATGGGCTTCGCAGCGGTAGGCATAAGCTCGTTTACGTTCGGGATCTTGGCCTGCTTCAGAATCCGCTGGATCACCGCAGGTGGGTCAAACAACTGCGGGTACTTGTCCATCAGCGAAATGACCATCTGGGTCTGCGCCATGCGCTGGGATTCGCTGAAAATGTGCGGATCAGACACCGGAATGACGTCCGAATTGCGCTCAAAGTCCTCGCGGCTGATCTCTAGGTCGGCAACAACGTCACCTTTGGCCTGATCGTCCAGATACCAGCGGTTAATCCGACCCAAAATCATCAAAACGCGCTTCTGAGACTCATGCAACCGCGCATGAATGGCAGAAAACACCGACGCGCCCTGCTCAATCATCGCCAAAGTCGTGCCAACAGGTGCCTGTGAGCTTACATCAGCGATTTTTTCCTCAGAAGTGGTGATTACACCCTTCGCCGCCTGCGTCAGCCACCCCAAAAGCTCCATCAGTACCGGCGATGGCGGGTTAAATGGCAGCGGCATCGCTACTTTGCGGATGTCATCAACGCCCGGAGCCGCTTCAATCTCTTTCACCTCGGTAACTTCGATCTGATCCGACTGTCCAGAGACCTTCGCCCCCTTCAGTTTGATCATTGTTGCCGAGTTATTGATGTGCGCGGTGTCTAAAAGCGCTCTCAAAGCCCCTGTAAGGGCTGCAGACAGGCCACCAATCAGATGAGGAAGACCAATCGCATACGCACCACGCCAAGGGATGAACTTAAATTCGACGATCCAGTCCAACTTGGTCATCGATTCGTCGCCTTCTTCCCAGTTCCGGTACAAACCAACGACCTCAGAGTCCAACTCGTCGATCATCAGGATGTACGGAGCCATCTTGCCCTTGGTTCTTGGGTCGTCTTCCAGCTCTAAATGCGTATAGCAGTGGTAAACACGGCGCACACCGTCGATGTTTTCACCCGGACTGCGGCCTTCAATCTTGTTGTTCGCCTTCTCAGGGCCGGTTGGCTCAGGGTCAAGACTCGCTCCGATCAGCTCAACGTCCCGATACAGGCCACGCTCAACACGCGCACGGAACTCGTACTCCGTGATGTCCATCATCTCAGTCGCACGCTGCGCGGTGTAGAAATTCGACGCAGCAAATGGCAGCAGGATGTTGTCGATAGGAACGAACTCAGCGCATGGACGGCGCTTCTGCTCGTCGTACCACATCTTCATGTACTGAGAGCCACCCATCGGAAGCTGGGTGAACATCTGCTCTTGCTCGTCGCGGTACTCTTCGATCTGCTCGGTCAACTGCCAGTTCATGTAGTCGCGCTTACGCTCGGCTCTGTCAGTCTTCTCAGGCGTCACCTCACCCACGATCTTGGTTCTCGTTGGGCCATCAGGTGGGAATAGCTCTTTGATCGCCCGAGCTGCGAAGTCTACGCAAGCCTCAGCCATAACCGGATGAACTACCTTCGAGGCACCATTGAAGTTAGCGCCACCCGGAGCGTCGTTGCCCAAGCCAGTACGGCGCAGACCATCCTCGTACTGCTTGTCGCGCTCTTTGCGGTCTTCCTTGTCCTTATCGAACAGGCGTAGGTACTTGCTTGCCAAGACCTGTAGATCAAGATCATTCAGGCTTTCAGCAAGGTTAGCGTAGAACTCTTCGTCTTCTTCGGGGCCTTTGAACTCAGACTCGCGGACAATCGCAGAGCCGTCTTCCAGCTCTTCGACTTCCATCTCATCTTCTTCCATGTCAACTAAAGCACCACCGTCTTCAGTCTCCGTGATCCCCGCTATGAAGCGACCAAACTCAGGGTCGATAGGCATTTCAGGCATGATGCTTTCCTCTAAATATTATGGGGAATGATCCGACCAGAGTCTGTGATGTCAGGATCAGTGTTAAATACGCCGCCACCGAAGGCATAAGATTGCCCCTTCTTGGCAGACTCGCGCATGGCGTCGGTCAGGTCGATAAAGTAAACGGGCTCGCCTTCAGCAATCTTGGTCATACCCAACTTGCCGCCATGTTTCTTGGCGTACTTCTCAAGATAGTTCTTGTAGGTCTTGTCGTAATACTGCTTCATACCTTCGCCGCCAACCTTCAAATCGAGGCCGCTATATTGAGCGGGATTGCCAGCGTCTATGTCGCTTATGGCTTTCTTCGCCATGTCTTTGCCAACGTAATCAGCCAATTGATCCTTTGGCACTTCTTTCCATATAACTTGATCACCATCTTTAGTTGCATTGATAAGCAACATGTTATTTTGTCTTGGCTTAATGCTTAAGTAACCAATATGCTTTCTCAGGTCATAACGATCAGCCTGCCGCGCACCTGTCGTCAGGTACACGCGATCCATGCCGGTGTCTGCGGCTTCTTTGATCGCTCGCTTCAAGCCAAGCTGATACCAGTTGTCTTTGAATGGGGCGTCGGGAACAACCACTTTGCCCTTGTTCTCAAAAACAAAAAATTTACCTTGAGCAAACTCTTCTGCTCTTGGGCTTGTTTTTAAAAATTTCTCTGCTTCTTCTTTGGTTGCAAAATTACCTACTGCGCCACTTGTTTTTGGATTAACCAACATAAACGTACTTGGCTGGCGACCGTATCCCTTCTCCCTGCCCGTTTGATGCCAGTCAGACTGCAGCTCATCGATCAGCAAACCCTTCTTGCCTTCTTCGTCAACGTGGTCGGCGACGCGCAAATGGAATAGGACGTTTGGCTCATCGCCGTGGTGGGTCTTATGATAGAAAGGCTCAGCGCCCTCCATCTCATATCTTTTCATAATGTAAGCACTCGCAGGCTTTCCTTTGTCGGCGATAGCTTCTTCCTGCGTTGCAAACTGTTTGCTTGTTTGCGTCTTTGGATCAAACCATTCGTGTATTTCTTTTTTCTTTTGCGTGTTTGGTAAGGCAACACGAATCTCGCGGTAGTTCTCACCACCCGGCATGTTGTAGTCAGGGTGCGAGTCAGGGCCATACAGCGATGGCTTTGCCGCTTCTAGTTTCTGTTGATCACGCGCAATCGACTCACGCATCGTTTCAATCTTGCGCTCGTACTGTCCGACTAGCGGGCTATCAGGCGCAGTAGCTCTTACGCGATCTAACTCTGCCTGCACCTGCTGTATACCGCCCTCTCTGTATCGAATGCTTTCCTTCAAAGCGTCAGCGGTCTCTGAATACTCATCAGACTCTTGATAAGGCCTGCGCACAGACTCACGCAACGGGATGCGGTTCTGCTCAGCCGCTGCGATCACTTCTTCCCGAGTCAGGTTAGGGTTCGACGCCAGATCAGTCAGCCCAAGCTCAGCGATGCGCTCGTCGGTCACCCCCGGCTGCTTCTTCATGTCGCTAATGAATGCAGACCCCGGCCCCTTCTTGCGCTGTAGATTCAACGCAGCCTTCTCAGCAGGGTTGTAGAAGCCAACAGGGTTAGCAGGCGCTTTTAGTTTGCCAGCCTTGCCTTCAGGCGCTACAGCCATCTGATAAGGCTTCATCATGTTTGCCAGCTCAACGTCTAGCATCTCCATCGCAGTAGGCGCTAAAGCCTTGCCAGCCTTAAACCCGGCGTAGCCAGCAACCGGAGCCGCAACCATCGCACCCATTTCAAACAGCGGGCGCTCTTCGCCAGTCGTCAGACCAGCCTTGCCCATCAGCTCTTGTGCAGCCGTCGTGCCGTATGAACCTTCAGGCGACAGCGGGAACGCTGGGGCATAGCCCATCGGTGGCGTCTTCTCTGGCCCCGTGTCCATCACCGACGCAGGCTTACGCAATACAGGGATCTTCTTCTGAACGAAGTCGAGCAACTCGCCACCCATGCCAACGATGTCAGCAGGCGCACCCGCATACGCAGCCACAGGGCCGCGCATCAGAACGTCTTGGACAGCGCCCGGCTTTCTCATCGAGCGCTTCTCTTGCTCAAACTTCCGCCGCAATGCCTCTACAAGGTCTGTAATGGGCTCAGGAATCGTTAACGGCTTCGGCTTGAACATCTCACCCGAAACTTCGCCGGGGTTGCCACCGCCCTGCATCTTCACCGCGCCGCCTTCTTTCATCTTGCGATGCTCGTTCTTAGCTATCTTCCACTCAATCAGATCATTCAGGTCAATCGCGCCGCCCTGCTTCTTCTTCAGCCTCTGCTCGATCAGATCGTTTAGGTCAATCGCCCCGCCGTCTTTCACACCCAGCAATGCACGGGCATCAGCCAGTACATTGTTCTGTAGATGCTCACGCCAGTTTGCAGGCGTGACTTCATCAGGTAGGTCGGTCAGGCTGGCAGCACCACCTTCGGCTTTCTTCACGGCTCCGCCTTTCTTGCGACCCAGTAACTGACGCATACGCTCTTGGTACTCGTTGATCTCGTTGACCAGTTGATCGTCGATCTTCTGGCGTGCGCCCAACATCTTCAACGTGTTGAACTCAGGGGCTTCTGGGTTATTGCGGATCAGCTCTAGTTGATCGCGGTACATCAAGTCATAAGGCGTCGGATACTGCGTCTGGCCTAACACCTTGCCTAAAATGTCGTACTCATAGGTCGGGTGCGATGACAAGGCCAACGGTTTTGCGTGAAGCTCACCCAAGGTAAAGCCTGACGCGCCCGTCTCTAGATTCGTCAACTCAGGGTGGCTGATAGCGAACTGCACATCGGCAGCAGAACGCAGGCCGTACTTCTCACTTGTGCCTAACTTCGCCGCTATGTGCTTACGCAAAATTGAGTCGCTCTCAGCAGCCTGAGCTACAGCACCAAGGTCATCAAAGCCGGGGAAGTTGGGGAACGTGACGCGCTTGCCATCATCAACAAAACCTGCCCTGATGTCCTTCTCTAACGCCTCTCGTGCCGCCTTGTTCAGCAGATCGGGCCGCTGATACTGCAGCAGTGACTCAAGATAGTGCTGGGCAAACCCAAACCCGCTTGGCATCTTCATGTACGACGCAATCACCGGAGCATCGCCAAACTGCCGAGAAGCCCTGTCAGCCGCATTCAGAAGCCCTGTAGCCGCACTTAGGTTAGACGCCCACAACTTGTTCTCATCGCCATAGCGAGGGCCACCGTGCTGCGTTACAGCCCGCGCAAACGGCACATCGCCAATCCCCGCCAAGCTCACCCGTGCCAGCGTTGGATCACCCGGCAGGCCAAGCAACACCGAGTCTATCTGGTCTTCCAGCGTCATGTACGGCAGCGGGGCCGACGGGTCAACCGCACCCGGCAATACTTTGCGATCAACAGGCAGGGTCTGCTCACGCTTGAACTGCTTCTGACTCTTGCCTGCGACGGTCTTCGCACCAGCGCCTCGGGTCAATTCACCCGCCACCTGCGGAGCCATACGCTCGGCGTACATCCGAATCTCTGCTTGCGTCAACGGCTGGGCTCGGGGCATCAGCGGGTCGTTCACACCAGATTGAATAGCCTTATTCAATTCCTTGCGCTTCGCTAACGAAGTCTCAAGGTCGCCAGCCTTCTCGGCCTTCTTGATGTCGGTCGTCAGCTTCTTGATCAGCTTCATGAAGGTGGGAACGCCACCAGCCTGCATGGCTAGGCCACCCTCGGCTTTCGTAATGTCAGGGTCGGTGATGTCGTAGGTGCCACGGTTGCCGATGGCGGATTTGATCCTGCGCGGATCGTAAACACCAAGGTTTTTTATTCCAGCCTCTTTTACAAAAAAAGCATCGTGTCCCAAACTCCTTATGATTTCTTGTAAATCAGCCTTCTCTACACCGCTCCAATTGTCTCTTTCGCGCAAAGGCAACTCGCGCACATTTTTTTCAAACCAATGATGCCTCAATGATTCTTCTGAAGGTACAGCTCCTGATTTATCTCGCCGCAACGGGTATTTTTCTTTGTATGCTTGAATGACGCCTTCAATGTGATCTGGGTTTTCGTAATCCCAAGGGTTTTTAACTTGAACACGCACCGGATATGTGGTCGGCGTATACCCGCCGCTAACCTCCCAATCGCCACCTGAATATCTGCTAGAAAACTGTGGATCAGGGGTTAAAAAGACAGCATCCCGATTATCAACCGCCCAAGGCTCAATCGTGTTCCCGGGATATTGTTTTTCTTTTATCATCTTGCCCGTTTTAAATTCAGTTAAATCAGGCCTTGATGTTCCGTGATACAGCCGCTCTTTGACCGCCGATGGCTCAAGGAAGCTCTGCAGCCCTTGCTCACGAAGCTGCGCCTCGCTTGCCGCCCTCTCTTCGGGCGTCATCAGGATGCGCTTCATCTCAGCGATAGCTGCCTTACCCTTCGTCTTGTCAGTCGGCTTAACCTTCTTTGCCTCACTCGCCGCAAGCTCACGCTCTGCGATCTCAGCCTTTACACGCGCCTCTACCTCAGGAGAAGCCTTCGGCAACCCCGCCAGAAGCTCGTCCAGATTGCCAGCAGGCTTGGCGGCTTTGGCCTCCTGCCGCATAGCGCGTAACAATCGGGATATTTGGGTAAGGTTTGGCATGGTCAGATCGCGTAAGGATTACCCTTCTTGCGCCCGTAGTATTCAACTTCCCGATCTTCCTCAAGGCGTGGGTCAATGTCAAGGAAACCCGCATCCCTCAAGTACCGTAGTGCCTGCGTGCAACTGTCTACAAAGTCATCATGCGTAGACTCAGGGAAGCTGCAGATCTGGCTTACAAAGCCTTCAGCCCAGTCCCGCACGTAACCCTTCCTCGTGCTGCTCTCGGGTATCCACACCCGCTTGTGCGAGATGATGTTCGCCACAATCGACAGCCGCTGTATCTTGTCCGCCCGTCCGGGGTTGTACGCCCTCACCGGAAGATGCGCCCTCTGTAAGTCTTGGATCAGGGATATGCCAGCAGCCTTGTCTTCAATAAGTACAAGGTCAACCTTCTTGCCGCCGGAATAGTTTCCTCGCTCTTCATCCTCGGGGTCAGCCCCAAACGATACTTTGAACTCCTCAATAACCTTCGGACGGAGATCCGGGTACTGCAGGCGGTCTTGCCACGCATCGATGAGCATGACAGACATCGGGCCGTCCTGAGGCTTAAAGACGCCCCAAGTGGTGGCGGCGGTTGGATCATTGACAGTCTTTTCCGTGTACGCGCAGTCATAGCTCTGGATGATGTATTCGAACTTGGGGAACGGCTTGTTGACAGGCCACAGGCGGAAATGCTCCCGCTTGACCATGCCGCCCTCTTCGGGGTCGATCAGCTCAGCGTAGATCTCCTGCCGCCCGAGCTTGGTGCCTTCGTACTGCAGGATCTGCTTGCGGAAGTTGTCAGCGAGGTTGTCGAGGTTCTCGTAGGTCGAGGCGGTCACCAGCGCCACATCGTCGCCCTGCCGGTCTACCAGATCGAGGATCAGGTCTTTGGGCT